TTGGCATTAGATCCGCGCCCCCATCAGTCGTAGGTCGTTTAGGAAAGGTTTGTTGAGGTCAGACAGGGACATTTCCGCGTCTGCGCGGTCGGCTAGCTTCTTTACGTTCTTGGAAATATTGATTGCCGCAGCGCCAAGTTGAATAAGAACTGCGCCAATTCCCATTCCGCCCACCCCAAGTAGTGAATAACTTCCAACCATGGCCTCTCCTAATTTCATGGCCATCATCCCGGTTGTCTTAGCAGCTTCATAGATGGCTTCAATGATTTCAGGAAGACGAACGACAATGTTCTCAAGGATGTCGGCGACTGCCTTGGTAATTGGCTCAAGGAAGATAGCCCCAAGTGAAGCCGTAAACCCGCGAATCTCCAACATGGCTCGCTCAACTCGTCCAGACTGCACAATCTGAGCGGCAACAAACGAACCCGTTACGGCGCTCATCCGCATCTTCTTCGCCATCATTTCCATCTCGTTGCCTAGCTCCGCTAATTGAATTGCGGGACTGTACTCACGAATGTCGTCCGCAAAGCCCATGATGAACGAATGCAAGCGCATCAAGGAGTCGTAGATGTATCGCGCTGCCTTAGCGACTTCGTCGAATGCCTTCTTGACAACGCCAGCAACGAAACTAAGGGCGCTGGCTGCTGCTGACATCATGGCCTGAATGTTGATTCCGCCACCGCCGCCGCCGCTACTAGCACTTGATGCAGCGCCGCCAGTAGACGACCCGCCGCCTTCGTTGATGTCGATGGTAATCTTGCCTAGGTCTTGCATTATTGAACCTCCCATGTCATTTCAAACGCGCACAGGAAAGTCTCAGTTCCACGCATCCAGCCGACCGCCTCGTCTACCGCCTCGATCTGCCCACCGCTGCGCCATGTGAGCGGGATGGTCAGCCGACCGCCGAGCGTGTTCTGGATCAGGAGCGTGCGTAGCCCGTCAATGAATTGCTCAATTCCCTCATCCCCGGCAATGCGCTCGGTAGCCCGGTTGGTGTTGTCAAACAGGCCTCGCCACCAGACCGTGATCTGAATCGTTGATTCAAGCAGCCCAACGCCGCTACGAGGGTGCAGGGCAGCGTCTCCGCTTGGGACGATCTGTACCGCATACTGGGCAAGCATCTCGTCTCCGGGCTTCTCCACCACATAGACGGCATCCCCGTAGCCGCTCGTAGACATCCAATTACGGATCTCGTCACGCAGCGCAAGCCAGATGCCCGCGTTACTTTGCACGGTCATTGGTTTGCCGCCTTGTTGTGTTCCATACTCATGCGAACGCGGAAGGCAAGATCGTTGTCCCCGGTAGCGGTTCGGATCGTGTGTTCCGTCAGCTCGGGCGACCCAAACGCAATAGCAATACCCTGCGCGAGCATGAGCGCGTGTCGCGCTTCAATCATGGGGATGTTCTGCGCGAGTCCCATTGCTGTTAGTCCGTCAAAGTCTGAGGGGAGCCGTCCGTAGGTTGCCAAGAATTGGGCAACCCCCCTTGTTATTTTCCCGCCTGCTCAACCGCCTTACCCATGCGAGCAAAGACTGCAAACAAGATCTCGTCCGACGCGTTAGCAGCTACTTCGGGCGAGCGTGCTACTTTTCGTAAGGCTGCTGCGACATCCGCGACTTGCGGTTGCCCGTCTTGCTTCCCGCTCAATGCGGCGAGCGCCTCGTTCCATTGAACCACCAACGCGCCGGACGGGATTTCTACGCGGAAGAGAAGCGGGTCGGTATCTGGGGTAAGGTCGATCATGTCAGGAAGTATAAGAGGCGGCGAGCAAATTGCTACCGTCTGGAATGGCGCGGAAGGTCAAACCCATACGTTGCTCGACGTTGCCGAATTGCGAGTGCGCGATTGCGTCACCCATCAAGTAGCAACGCCCAAAGGTGTAGCCCGTCTTGCCAGCCGTCGCTGGGTCAATTTGAACTCCAAACGTGCCGCTATCGCCAACCAAGAGACGGCCAACGGTCGAGGTGTACGCCGCACCGCGCTGGCGCACCTGAAGGCTTGTCAAGACCGACGCATCCCACTTGACCAGCGTGACGGTGATCGTCGCGCTCGTGTTTTGTACCACCATCTCCTCCGGGGTCGCACCCGACGCAACGGTCTTGATCTCATGGATGTTGTCCGAGTAGGAGACTTGCGGCAGGTTGTCGTTGTCGGTCAAGCCTAGCTCAACATAGCCAGCGCCGACATTGACATAAATAGACGTTGGGCCAGCGACGAAGATTGCGGTTGCCATTACTTGAGTTTTCCTTTGAGGATCTTTGCTAGACCGATTCTAATGGTTTTGCCTATGGCACTAAATTCCACGGCGGTCGGAACAAGGAACGGACGAGCGGGAACGTCTACGCCGCCCCACGCCATGACGTAATCCTTGCCCCGCGACAGGTTCTCGGTGTTGGGGTTCGCCCCGGTCGCATGGGTGCGCTTGCCCTTGCGAGTCAGCGGGATGAAGTTCGGGCCGTCAGTTGAGAAGCCCTTCTCATGGTAGATGCCATAGATAGCGCCCGACATGGTCACGGAGAGGCGGGCGGGGCCAGTCTGCTCGGCTTTCGCCCCAATCGACCGCAGTAGGTTTCCCGTGTCGCGGAGAGGCTGCCCACCGTTCCGGTAGGACTGCCCGGACATCTTGTACTCGGTGACCATGACGTTCTTCACAACGACCGAGCCGTCTTTCTTCTTACGGCTGACCGCCTTGAGGACTTGACGGGTCGCGCTGGCAACCTCGCCCTCCCGGGGCTTCTTGGTCGTCCAGAACTCGCCAGACATGGGCTTGAGCGCCGCGAGGGCGACCGTCTCCCCGTTCGGGCCGCGCCCTTCGCTCTTTGCAATGTGCTGCTTTGCGTAAGACGCAATAGCCGCCGCAATGCCGTTACGGATTGCATCGTTGGCAAGTGCCTTGCTGATTCTCTTGCGCCACGGCTCCACGTCAGTTCCCCGGCATCGTGTTCGGGAGGCGAGGGCGGAAGAAAGCGCTCGTGCTTACGCCGTTGTACCAAGCGTTGGTCATCGTTGGCGTAGCTTGCACTTCGGGTAACCCGGCACTAGCCGCCTTGGCGACCGTCCCGAATATCATCTTCCCGTCCCGGAGTGCTTCCAGCATTGAGTACGCCTGCTTTAGACGCTGCTCAACGGCTGGGGTGATCTTCATGGCGCGGCGCTGAAAGAGCGCCTCAACCGCCAAGTCAACAACGAGCGTCATCAGCAGGGGGTCGTGGGCCGCTGAGAGCGTCGTTAAATCCAAATCGGTGTAGATGTTGCCTACACGCGTGTACGCCTGCACGATGCCCGTAGCGCGTTCTAGCGCGTGCGTAGTCACCGGGTTGGAGCCGAGCATAGGACTGCCGAGGTCGCTGCACAGTTGTGCAATGATCTGAGCGTCGAGCGCGGCTTCCAAATCGGCGTAGGTGGCGTATGCGGTCATAGGTTCCGCCTAGAGAGGGGGGTGGGAACCGAAGTCCCCACCGCCCTCATCCTGAGAGGCTGACTAATCAGGCTGTGACATCAAGAACAAGAACGCCAGAGACTGGGGAAACCAGTTCGGAGGTGCTGTTGTCAATGACGCGGCCTTCAATACGGCGATCCTTCGGATCGTCCCAGTTCTCAACTGTCATATCTTCAAAGGCGAAGATCTGGCAAGTGCTGAACGAGGTCGAACCTTCGACACCCATCAAGCCACCGGGGCGGCTCAAGAAGACTGCCGAGTTACCGTAGACGAACGAACGAGTCGTCGAGGCTGCGCCCTTGCGGCTTGTCACCTTGACCGAGTCGTCAACAACAACCGAAACGCCGAACAGATTTGGCGGAAGGCCGTAACGGCTAAAGATGTCCGAACCCTGAAGGAACGGCAGAGCAGCCGGGTAGTTCTTGACATAGTCACGAACTTCGGAAGTCTGGGAAATGGAGTTTGCAATCGTTGGGCTAATCACCATGTTGATATCTTCACTACGAACCGCGCCGCCAGTAGCGAGCGAGATGCGCTGAAGTGCCTGCTGAATGCCCTTCTGGATGCGGTTGTCTGGGCTACCTGCGGTAGTCCACGGGCCGCCTGCCGCCGTAGCGGTTCCGTTTGCAAAGTAGTTGCCAGCGGTGTTAAACGCCGTCTGTGCTGCGGTGTTGGTCAGCGCGGTAGCCGTTCGCATGGAGCGAGCGGTCATAGCGAGCTGTGCCTTGCTGCGAGCGTGCTGGGCAACGATGTCCCACGCGGCTTGCTTGACTGTCTCGTTCGGAATGTAGAACGGGAAGGCAAAGCGTTGAGCCGTGAAGGTAACGAAATCGTGCTGGTTCATCTTGCCGACCGGGCGGTCGTTACCAAGAGGCCAAGCGAATTCGTTAACGTCGGTCACGCGGACATTGTCGTCCGAATCAAGACGCAGGTAATACCCCGTCTGCTGATTGCAGGCAACGATTTGAGCATAACGGGTGATGGCAAACGAATTCACCGCACGGGTGAACTCAACTTGGAGAGCGCCAGTTGCGAGCGCGTTGGTGGAGGGGACGTAAGTGTTTAGACCGCCTCCGACTGTTACATAGGCCATTTGATGACCTCCTTTCGAGTGCTAATTAAGCGATTGTCTTGGTTGCGGGAAGGCGGTAAGCCCAGAAGATGATGCCATCAGCGGCGGCAGGTTCAAGGGAAACGAACATCGGCATATTGCCGCTAGTTACCGTGATTGCCTTGCCGCCCGTTGTTGGGATCAAGCCAATGCCAGCGGTAGCGATTGCTGCACCAGCTTCGATCTGCACGCAGTTCGATGGCTGAAGGGAAATCGGGTCAGAGGTAGCCGATGCTGCATGGACGGTAGCGTCGAATCGACGGGTTGAGCCGTCGGTCACGCCAACAACGTAATCGGTGACTGCCGTTGCGGGCGCTCCACCGAAGTTAGTTGTCGAAGCCTTACAGAGTCGGAAGGGGTTAATGTCAGTAGAAGCAATGAGATTCGGCGAGAATTGAAGCATTGTTGTTTCCTTTTTAGCCCTTCATCCGGGCGTTAATTGCCTTTGCAAACTCTTCAGGCTTGCCAGCAAATTGCTTGACGAGTGAGCCAACGTCACCAATGTCCATGCCACGCGGCAGGGCTGCTCGGCTCATATCAATCTTGGTTCCGATTGGGTCGCGGGCGAACAGGTCGCGCCATGACTCAAGGAGAGCAACTGGGTTACGAGAGGCCTGCAACTGACCGACAAGCGCCTCGCGCTGTGAGTCTGGGATGCGGTAGCCCTCCTGCTCCATGATCTCCACTTCGCGCTCAAACTTCTCGCGCTTCAACTCGGCTTCTAGTCGGGCGAACCGCGACTTGAGGCGAGCGTTTTCCGAACGAAGAGCGTAGGTTGAGTGACGGCTAGCAATGACGGATTCGTCTTCCATCTCGTCCTCTTCGCCTGCCTCAACGTCATGGCTCTCGATGTCGATGTGGACTTGACCTTCTTCCTCGGCCATCTCGTCCTTCATCTCATCTTCGTCCGCAGCCATCTCGTCCTTATCGTCCGAGTCGTCCGCGAACTTCTTCTTCATCATGTCCGAGAGATCGGAGATGGCGCACTTCATGGCCTCCAACTCCTCGCGCATATCGTAGCTGGATGCCATGCTGGCCTCCTCCTTGGTAGTCGTCGGGACAAAGGTATTGAGTCCACCGCCGACCCCGACGAGGTCATGGTTGGACTTTGAACAGGTGATTTTCTCGCCCTTGCGGGTGAAATGGGTGTCCGGGAGGGGGCGGCGCGGGGTTTCACGCCCGAGCAGCGCCACCTCGGATAGGTGGTTTGAGCCTGACCAGATCTCAGCCGACCGACGCGGGAAGGCGTTGGTAGCAATGAAGCGGTCGAAAATATCGCGGTTGACTTCCATGTCGCCCACAATGTACCCAATTCCATCGCGTTCTTCGTAGGAAATTGTGGGGAATCGACCGACAGCGGACTTCGGTTCCTTGCCGTCCTTCTCGTGCATGATGACGAGCCGAGGGAACGAGCCGCGAGCCATGTGCTTGCGCGTTGATGCAACGATGTCCTTCAGGCGCTTGTTGTTGAACCGCTTGAGTTCCGGGTCGGCCTCGCCATCGTCGATGGCCGGGTCAAACGCCATGAACAGTTCAACGCGCTCAATCATGACCTTGTCGCCGTCTTCGGCAACGGTGTGAGATGTCTTTGCGTTCACGGTCTTGTCCTCTTTGCGATCTAGTTCCTTGTCCTTGCGCTCCGCCCAAGCCTTGCCCGCATCGCCGCCCCACAGGAGCCACGCGATATAGCCAGCGGAATCCTTGCCCCAGCCCTCGCCCTGCTTGTCCACCTCGTGCCGAGCGAAGTAGGACACCATCCGGCGCACGGTTTCAGGGGACAGGTTCGCCCGGTTCTTGATGTCCCGCGCCCGCGCTACGCCGATTTCCGTGCCACCGCGACCATGCTTTTCCCGCAGCTCAAGGCCACGGGCTGCATTGGATGCCATTTCGGTGGTTGGCTTTAGGTCGGTCATTGTGCTTCTAGAGCTGCAACCTTTGCGGACAGGTAGATCATCATCCAATTTTCCATGCGCCGTCGTAATAGCATGGAACATTGTTTGCTCCTCCACCAGTGATCGTTGATGCAAATGTTGTTGCAGTTGCATCCGTGCAGAAGCCACGCATTCCCTCTGTCAGATTGGGCAGGGCATTGAGTGCAGTAAGGGTCAGCGGAGTGGTGATCCACCTGTTGTGGAAATACTTATCTCCGACGTTGATTTGGTTGCTCGTCGTTGCGCTATCAAGATCGGTGTTATAACCAATGCAGATGTTGGTCGAACCAGTTGTAAGCAAGTCACCAGAAGCCTTGCCAAGCAGGACATTGTTTGCGCCTGTGGTCATTACTGCCCCGGCAGAGCGCCCGACTACGGTGTTTCCATCGCCAGCAGCGGTGGAATATATAAGGGTATGCGTTCCGCTTCCGGTGTTAGACAGATTGATAGACGAGCCGCCCGATGTCAGGCTTATTTCAAAGTTGCTTCCGCTTACGTTGCGAACGAAATATGAGGTGTTTGCCGTGAGTACGCCGCCTCCAACAATGGAAGGTAATGTTGATCCAGCCGCAAACGAAACGATCTTGTTGTTAGCAAAAGAGTTAGTTAGATTCACCTTGCCCGGAGATGCGGCAGTGAAAGTTACAGTTGGAGAGGCGACAGTACCAGCAGGCTCTAAATACGCACCGCTTCCGATGACCACATTGTCAGACATAGAGAATGCTAGAAAGGCTCCGGCGATTTTTCCAGCGGCAGCCGAATCTCCAATCATTACGTTGTCCGTGCCCTCCCATTGTCGATAACCAGCATTGATGCCAGCGGCTACGTTGTCATCGCCACGATTGCCGTCCAAGCAATATTCGCCCAAGGCAACATTGCGAGTTCCAGTTTGATTTGCTACCAACGCTTGATTGCCAAGCGCGGTGTTGTAGGAACCAGTTGTGTTGTTGGTAAGAGCCTGAAACCCTATGGCTGTATTACTCTCGCCAGTCGTATTGAGGTAAAGGGTTGAGGCTCCAACGGCAGTATGAACACCTTTTTGGGTAAATCGTAGCGATTGTGTTCCAATAGCCGTAACATTTTGAATTTGCGCTAATGATGCGTCGGCGTTTGCAAGAGCCTGTAGACCAACTGCCACGCATTGATACAGGTTTGTACCCCCAATACCTGCTTCTTTTCCAATGAGTGTATTACTAGTACCAGCACTAACGAGATCTCTGCCAGAACCAGCACCAACGCAAGTATTTGAACCAGTAGAACTGGCAGCATTTGCTCCCGATAGATTACCGATAAACACATTTTCTGAGCCAGTTGTAAAGGCTTGACCCGCTCGGTTACCAATGCAAGTATTTTGACCGCCAGTAGTAATGTTTTGACCAGCGCGGGAACCAATACCAGTATTGTCGCCGCCAGTTGTGAGGTCGCGCAATGACTCGTTTCCAACTGCCGTGTCGTGAGTTCCAGTAGTTGCAGCCGTTAGCGAGTTTTGACTGACAACCGTATTAGAAACACCGCTGCTTGTGCCTCGACCCACGCGAACGCTGTTGATGAAACTGTCGCCAGCAACGGTAAGCGCGTCTGTGGTGCTGTTGTAAGTCAGCCCTGCATCGCCAGCGAATGCGCCAGCGTTGTTGAACTGCACCTGAGTCGTAGAGCCGCCGGGAGTGCCGCCGCCGCCAAGAGCCCCAATTGCCCCTACTCGTTTTGCCCAGAAAATTTCGTTGACAGCTGCCGCTTCTGCGGCCACAAAAGACGTGCGGGATGTGGCTGTAATGACTGCGCCGCCAGTTGTTGGCCGCAATCCATCACCAATGGCAATACTGCCACCCGCTCGCATTTGGACAAATTCGCCGTTTTGGAGATTGATGACATCACCAGCAATCGCTTGATTCAAGGAATCAAACGCCCGCGTTGATCCATCGGTCACCCCAATAACAACATCCGCTTCAGCGGTTGCTGCTTCAGCCCGAAACGGGTTGCTGGTGTTTGATTTCACACACGAATATGGAAGAATCGTGGAGGCCGCCGTGAAGTTGGGTACGTTTCCTGCGTTTGACATTAGATCTCTCCTCTGCGCTTCATGTCGAGCGCGATTGCGACCGCTTGGTCTTGTGGCTTGCCTTCTTTAATGAGCTTGGCGATCTTTGCGCCGACGGCTGGGTCAGCGGCGGACATGATCTTCAGCCCTGCCTTCTGCTCCTCGGTCTGCTCGCGGGTCATGCGGGTCTTCGCGCCTGAGCGAGACATCTCACCTGCCGAGCGTGAATCTTCATAGGTTTTTTTAACTTGTGACTCCATTTTGAGCCACTTGGCTGCTCGCATCAACCCATCCATTTCATCTTTAGTGATGTTCGGGTTTGCGCCCATTTTTGCAGCAAGAGCAATAACATTCTTCTGAGCAAGGTCGGGCTGCTGCATGATCTGAAAATCAAGAAACTTAAGTTCCGTATCAAAGCGTCCAAACGATGCCTTCGCGCCGGGGCGCGAGGCCTTGATCTTCTCCATTGAGCCGTCCTCATAAAGCCAGTACGGCGTTGAGTCGGGATCTTTTGCTGAGATGCCATGCCATTCAAGGTCGGCTGCGCTTGTAATACCCTTCGCCTTTAGCGCCTTGCGAAGCGCCCCGGCGGTAGTGCGCTTGTCGGCGAAGACTTCTTTCGCTGCAAATCCAAGACGGGCGGCAATTTCTTTCCGTGTGTTGCTCATGTCGTGCATCGTAGCGATCTCCCTTGCGATTTATTTATGCGTTTACGAAACCGGGGTCAGGAACTTGGCGCGTGTCCACAAGCCGCTGACGCGCTCCGTTGTGCTTGGCAATAGCGGCTGGGTCGATTGTCCCGTTCGGGCGCGTCCATCGCTCGCGCATGGCCTCGGCGGCAGGGACGGGAATGATGGCGCAGCGGCAGTTGAAGCCAAGCGGCGGGGCAATCCCAAGGCGGTCGAAGTCTGCCATCGTCCCGACGTACCCGTCAAAGGCTCGATGTGTGTCCCGGGTGCGCGGGTCTTTGGTGGCGCTGAACTGCACTAGCGGGACAAACGCCTGCACCCGCTCATCCCGTAGGACTTCGGCGCTACCCTCGGTCATGGCGCGGTTCGTGTTCGTCCGCAGGACGGTTTCAAGGCGGGAGGACGTTAGCCCTGTCCCGGTCATCAGTTGGACGGTAGTGACGAAGTCGCCAAGGTTCATGGTCTTGATGAGCTTGCCGACCACGCTCTTGGTCGGGCGTTCCTCAATGACCTGCGCGATCAGTTCCTGCACCATCCGCGCCTGCGCGACAGGCATGGCGGTGACGAAGAAGGTGGTATCAACGATCCGCTTCACCCGGGAGATAGCGCCCTGTGGGCCGCGTGTAACACCGCGTAACAACGAATCAAGGATCGGGGACTGCTTGCGGAGGTCAGGAAGGGCGTTTTCGCGCTCGTGATCGGTCACGTCTCCGGCGCTGGCGGCTGCTGCCTTGACGAGTAAATCCCAGTCGGCGCGGGAGATAGGGACGCGCTTCCTGAACCAGCCCGTGATCGGAGCCATCCACTTCGTCCCGAAGCCCTCAAGGGAGATCGGCACGTCTCGGTCGAACTTGACCGCGTCCCCATCGTCCAACATTCCCTCAATAGCCCCGTCCGGGATCTTGGCGGTGTCCACGGTGTCACGCGCCCCGAACAACCACGATGCCATCAGGAGCGCCGCCGTTGCCTCGTGGAACTCTGCCCATGCAGGGAGGGCATCTTCGCCCCTGACCTGAGCC